CTTGGAACTGCTACATATGCTGTGTATGATTTCACAAATCTCGCAACTCTTGATAAATATAAAACTTGGTTTGCCATTAGCGATTCTTTATGGGGAGGTGTCTTATTTACAATCGTTTTTAACATACTCAAATGGTTAAAGATTACATGAAACCATTATGTGACCAGTTAATCAGCGCTTGTCTCTGAACTGGTCTGCATGATAAATCACCCGCCTTACAATTCTTCTTTATCTGCCCAGCATGTCGCGTAAATGCTTTCCATCGTGCTATTTGAACTTTGTCTAACTCTGGCATTCTTCGACCCATCCAATATCTACAATACCATTCAAACCACCCTCTATAATCGGGGTTTGTATCGCGATTTGAAAGAATAGGATGTGGTTTTGATTTTCCTCCTCCAGGAACCCAGCCATTTTCACGCCATATTTTTAATGGTTGGCGACTTTTCACAGATAGAGCATTTACTGATGGGTCTGCTCCTTGTGGACATAGTTTTCCAAGAGCAATCGCCTTTACAAACCACTCCATAGGATATTCTTCCAAACAATCATTCAAATACTTTCCTTCGAAAACACCCATACATAACATTTCTTCGGGGGTAGCATATGGTGTAAAACCAAGATTTGTCCCTGGCTCTTCTTCTAAAGTATAATTGTATCCTTTCTGCATTTTATTATGAACGTGAATTGTATCACCTTTGTGAAAAGATGAAAATGGTTTTCCTTTCTTTTTAAGAATCTCTAACATTTTTTCTGGTGTAGCCATACCTAAAAATTGATTATATTTTTTACTCCTAACAAGTATAGCAAAAATGGAATATCAACCTCCAGTCACTCATCCTCTTAGTGAAAAAGAACTTGAATATATTAAAAGTCTAACACCAAAAGAATTTGCTCTTCATGAATTAGCTGTGAAAAAACTTGGTTCTTCTTATTTTGTGTGGAAGACTCATGGGTATATTCAATGGCTTTCTAAAAATAAATCTAGTTAGAATAAGTGATGAAACCTATTGAGAGAATGGTTGGCCCCGATAAGAGTATCGGAACGAAGTTTCTTGATTCTCAAAAACCTGGTAAATCTTCTGGACAACAAATATTACTTCCATCACAAAATCCTCCGCCAATTCTCAATAGAAAACGACAAGAAAAAGTAACTACTATTCTTTGTAATAGTCGTGAACGCAATGTTGTAACATTTCCTAATGTTAATCGGTTTCGTTGGCGGCTGCGAAGAGATTTAAAAGATATTACAAGTATACGTTTAATTGGTGGCAATGTCCCTGGCAACATTTATAATATAAATGAAGGCTGGCAAAAGTTTTCTTTTTTAGAAAATACTAATGTTTATACTGTAACTCTCAATCGTGGTCTTTATGATGGAACTAGTCTAGCAATAGAATTAGCTAGAGCATTAAATGCTGTATCCGGTATCGCAAATGTATACGGTTGTACATATTCAAATACTAGTATGACTCTAACTATTAAACGTATTTCTGGAATCTATGGATTTTCTTTATTATTCCAATCGGGTCAATATACCGATAGTTTTGATGATTTTTCTGGTGTTGTTGATAGTTTAACAAATGATTATTTATCTGCTATTGGTTCTCCAGCAAGACTTATGGGATTTGTTACACAAGATTATGAAGATGTAAATGGTGTTATAGTTTCACCAAATCCTATTGATACTGCTTGGTTTTTGAATAAGATATTTTTACATATAAATACGGAAACGGATAAAGAGTTTAATAGAGTGGAAATCGCACGAGGTCCTCATGACCCTTATACTATTATTTATTTGGATCAACTACAAAATGGTATTAAACATTTGAATAAAGAAACAGACTATCCTATTATAGAATTTTCTCCAGCTCCATTATCGCGTTTAAGTTTATTAGAAATATCAATGCGAGATGAATTTTATAGATTGTTAGATTTGAATAATAAAGAATTTACTTTGCTATTAGAAATAACCTACTTAGAGTAGAATGCCCAAAGTTAAATCAACACCCAAAGGCCGTACCCGCAGAATGCATAAGGCTCATCCATACAAAAAGACTCCTAAAAGTGTAAATAAAAAAGAAGTTGAAGAAAATGAACGCCAGCAGTATATAGCTATGTTACCCGATTATGAAAATGTAGCAAATACTCCTACAAGTAAAAGAATTAGATCGATGAAAAAGAAAACTCGCAAGTCTAATGCTAGAAAATAAAATGCTAGAAAATAAAATGCTAGAAAATAAAAAGTCCCGGCCTAAAAAATAATTTCTTTAATGTTATTATACTATCACATTGAAGGAATTACGTGAAATACTCAACCTCTTTACAAAGAATAGCTTTGTAAAACACTCATTCTATGCTTTCTATCCACACCATGTCTGGAATCAACATTTATTATGGAACAAATATCTTTATAACATAAAACCTCATTATGCTATTAAATCAAATCCCGACCCACTTTTGATTAATACATTATATCCTAGAGGTATTAAGTTTGATTGTGCTTCTCTACAAGAACTTAAATTAGTCAAAGATACATTACCAAAAGGAACAGCGCTAAATAATTTAATTGTGTATGCGAATCCTTGTAAATCATTTGTTGATTTAGAATATGCTCAGAAAGAAATAGATTCTCCGACAACCGTTGTAGATAGTTTTGAAGAACTTGATAAGTTAGTTGAAATTAAATATAATGGCGGTGCCTTGGTTAGAATAAGTGTGGATGATAAGAATTCTAAAATTCCATTTTCCGGCAAATTCGGTATTCAACCAGAAAATGTAAAATATCTTGGAGAATATGCGAAATCTAAAAATATAGAAATCAAAGGAATTTCATTTCACGTAGGTTCTGGAGGAAATGATGGAAAAGTATATTATAAATCGATTTGTATTGCGAAGCAATTAAATAGAGAACTACAAACACAAGCAAAGATAATAGATATTGGCGGAGGATTTCTTCCCAATGAAGATGATTTTGCGAAAAAAGCAAAATATATTAATGATGCGTACGATAAAGATTTTGAATTTATAGCAGAGCCTGGACGATTCTTTTCATCAGTTTCCCAAGATTTCTTTGTAAAAGTTATTGGTAAAAAACCTTGGTTACATAATGCGTGGAGATATACAATTGATGATAGTCTTTATGGACAATTTTCTTGTATTCCTTTTGACCAAGCAAAACCTCTATGGATGAGAGTTTCAGATTCCGATAATTCTGAAGTTAGAAAAAAAGTAAAAGGACTTCTTATGGGTCGCACTTGTGATTCTGTTGATGTGATTGCTCGTTGTGAAGAAATGGAAGAGTTAGAAGTTGGTGATTGGTTATGGTTTCCTCAAATGGGTTCTTATACTAATGTAACAGCTACAGAATTCAATGGATTTCCAAAACCTTCTATATTAACTACTTTTGTAGAATCTCCTAATATTCATGAATCAAGATTTATTGATAGAGTTCCATCTAATATTCAAACTGTAGAACCAGTTTCATCTAAAGCATTATTGGTTTAGTTTTTTACAAAGCAACAAGCGAAAAAAATTGATCCCTTCAATCCCAGTATGTTGGTATTTAAAATGGCAGAAGTAAAGGAGTCAAAGGAATGCTCTGTTTGTGCTGAGAAGTTCACTGGTACTGTTCGCACGAAGATTTGCTGTAATTACTGTTCTTATAATGCTTGTAAAACGTGTGTAACTCGTTATCTACTCTCCCAAATTGTAGATGCTCATTGTATGAATTGTCGCACTGGATGGAATCGTGAGTTTCTTGATACAAACCTTACAAAGTCTTTTGTGAAAGGTGCTTGGCGTGAACATAAGAAAAAGATGTATATGAATCGTGAGAAAGCATTTCTACCAAACTTTCAGAAATTTGCTGCTGCTAAAAAGCGTATTGAAGAACTTGAACCATTGCGAACGAAGGCGTCACAAAAATATGCTACTATTGAGAATCAAAAGAATGCTCTTCTTCAAAAAATTGCTACAAATAATAGAATTCTATCACAAAACAATGTAAAGCCAACAGATGAACTCTATATCAAACATCAAGATGATATTTTAAAGTTGCCAGATGTATTTAATAGACATACTGAACGATATATTAAACATATGAGATGTATTAATGAATGGCAAGAACAATGGAATATTTATCAAGGTCTTGATTCTTACAAGAATCTTGAAAAGAAAGTATTCATCATGAAATGTGTAAAAGAAGGTTGCCGAGGATTTCTATCTCAAGCATACAAATGTGAACTTTGTTCTACATATGTTTGTAAAGATTGTATGCTTGTGAAAACTGAAAAAAATGATGAAACACATATTTGTAAGAAAGAAGATGTTGATAGTGTAACACTTATTCGTAAAGAGACAAAGCCGTGTCCTAAGTGTGGTATTCGTATTTCAAAAATTGATGGATGTGACCAGATGTGGTGTACCGCAGAAGATTGTGGAACTGCGTTTAGTTGGATTTCTGGAAAGATTGTATCTGGAGTAGTTCATAATCCTCACTATTATGAATGGATGCGTCGCAACAACAATGGTGCAATCCCTCGCAATCCTGGCGATGTACCTGGGAATCCTTGTGGTGCTGGTGCTGATGCTCTTCCAGCATACAATTATATGTATACTACATTTCGGACTCTAGGATTTAATATTCAAACAAATATATTTCATAAACAATGTGTACTGCTTTCAAATATTCATAGGTGTCTTCTAGATATTCAACAATATCGTATTGGTCTATATACTACAACACGAGACCCAATGATGTTCAAGGAAAATCATGTAGACTTTCTTCTAGGAACTATTACTGAAGAAAAATGGATTCAATCTATCTTTATGAAAGAACTGAATATTGAAAAGAAACAAGCAGTTCTTGCTGTTCTCCAAACATTTCTCGCAGCCGGTCAAGATTTGTTCCGAGGAATTACTCCAATTCTAGATATTATGGTTAATAAGAAAACAGTGAATCCAATATATGATGTAATTCAAGAAGATTTTAAACCTATTGATGATATTCTAGTCCAATTAGAAATTCTTCGCAACTATATCAATGAAAGTCTAGTATCTACTGGTGAAAATGTATCTACTCCAGTTCCTCAGTTTGATGAGGGATGGAATTGTCAACAAGCATTTTCAGTTGAAAGGATTAAGATTATGAATGAACAAGCAAAGAAAAAAAATAAAGTTACCACTTAAGATATTATTAAGATATAATATTAAATGGAGTGTATTGCTATTACTTTACCAGAACGAATACCACTTGTTGAGAAATTAGCAAAAGATATTCAACTACCTATAGAAATTTTTAATGCTGTATCTGGATTATCATATGTTGATAAATATAAAGATTTTAAACATATCTTATTAAATGAAAAGATTACTAATGGTATGATTGGTTGTTTAGAATCTCATATACAGATTTTAAAAGATGTAGAACAAAATGTTCTTATTTTTGAAGATGATTGTGAATTTATAAGTGATTCGGTTGATTTCTTTCCTTTAGATTTTGATATAATATGTTTAGGAACAAATGAAAATGTTGAATTTGAATATATTGAAGGAAAGGAATATTTAAGAGTATTTCGTTTCTGGGGAACTCATGCTATTCTTGTTCGCCAGAATGCTGCAAAGGCTGTGTTAGAAACATATGAAAAATATAAAAATCTAAAAGTTTTTTTACCAGCAGATTGGTTATATAGTTATGCTATTAAAGAACATAATTTAAAAGCATATGCTCCCATAAATCCTAAACGATTTTTTAAACAAAAAAATGGTTTAGTTTCAAGTATCAATGGGAAGGTTAGGAATTAAAGATATTCTTTCTTAAAGGTTTCAATAGTAATTACTGGAATTCCTAACTCTTTAGCAGTTTTCACTTTTCCCGTTTCCTCACTAGGATCTTTTGCTACAACAACTTTTGTTTTTCCACTTACAGCACTAGCAACCTTTCCTCCACGACTTTCAATTTCTCCTTCTAACTCTTTATCACGAATACCCGTGAATACAACAATCAAATCTTTTAGAGTAGGTTTCGCACTAGAAGATTCTACTACTGGTTTTACAATTGTTTTCTTATTACAATCAACACCAATATCTTTCATAAAATCAAAGAATTCTGGCAACCCATCTAGAAAACTTCTAGTGCTCGTAGGACCAATTCCTTCAATCTTAGAAAGTTCTGTTTCTGTAGGTGACTCTCCTTCTAGAATATTTGGAAACTTTGTTACAATAAGCTTTAGTTTCACAGGTCCTACTGTTCTTCCAAAGAGGTTCGACGCATCCATAAATTTCAAACAATCTGCTTTTTTAATTGCTTCCTTTATTTCATTTACAGTCTTTTCAGCAGATTTCTTTTGAAATCCTTCCATTTTTAGAAGTTCATCTACTTTCACATTCACTAATTTCTTAATAGTGTCCACACCATTCTTATATAATCGTTCAACAATTCCTTTTCCAACTCCTTTCATTTCTAGAGTTACAGCAAAGTATGTCATTCGTTTTACAATAACACCTTCTGCTGCTTCTTTATCTTCGAGAACTATATCAACATGTGTATCATTCCATTTCCATTTTGTTGTAGGAAGAGACGGTTTTCCAGAAGCTGATTTCGTTAGAATACGAACTACATGAGGAATTACATCTCCAGAACGAATAATAACAATTCTAGAACCTGGTCCAATAGTATTTGATTCAATAAACTGAGCATTAAAACCAGTAGCTTTCTGAATAGAAACACCCGCTAATACAACTGGGTCAAAGTGAAGAATAGGTTTCAAATATCCATCTTTAGAAGCATTCCATTCAACTTCTTTTACAATTACTTCAGCTTCTGTATGAGTTAAAAGACTCTTAAATCCAAATCCATATGTTGGATTCTTACCAGCAACATATTTATGCTCACCTTCATGAAATACAACAATACCATCCACATCATATGGAGAATCTTTTCTACGTTCTAGTAGAATTTTAGATAGAAACTCCATTGTCAAATCTTTTGTTGGAACTTTCTTATTGTATGCTACTTTGAAACCATTTTCTGCTAATACTTCAAACCCATCATTTGGAGTTGTAGCTGGTTTCAA